AGCAGCCACAGAACCCTTCACAAAATCCATTACAGCATTGGCAGCAAAAGCACCCGCACCCGCTGCAGTAAATCCGGCAAAAGCGTCAGCAAATCCCGTCTTGAAATTCGCCATACTTGCATTAATGGAATCGGTGTAATTCCCCACATTCCGGAAATTATCACCGATTCCCTTATCAAGTTCTTTGAGTTGCGTTTTTAATTCGTTGATTCTATCGACTGTATTTTTACCAATATCTCCCTCCCTTTCCGCTTCGGATAGTGCTTTGAAGTCCTTAGTTAATTGCCTGAGTTCTGCGGATAATTCGTTGTAAGAACCTGCCGCCGTTTTTGTATATTCAAAGGTTTTGTTTAAATCCTTTTGCTCCTCAGTAACCTGCTTTATTTGCCGCTTTAACTCAATCTCTTTTTTTATTAAGTCGTCATAGGCCTTTGAATTTTTATCAACACCCTGCAGCTCTTTATTCAGTGCCTTTTGTTCCTCCCTGAGCTGTTTTAAATCCTTAGTGACTTTAATCAATTCTTTATCAAGGTCGCTAACGGCCTGGTCGCCCTCGAGGACAATCTTAATTCCGATTACTTTATCCGCCATTTTATTTCACCCTTTTGAAAATTTCGTATGTGCCTCCGGTACTGATTCTCATTTTGTCGTCAAAGAAATATACTGCATAGTATTTCTTTGCGCTGTCACCCACTTCCAGCCAATTATTTTCAAAGGTAAACGGGTATGATTCCACCCCGCAACACCTATGAATGTACATTGAATCTTTGAAAACAACTTTTGCATACAAGTTACTGTCCGGCTGCCAAGTTCCCAAAACCGGATTAGGCATTGAGGAACGGCAGGCAACTATTGCAGCAAGAAGAAAAAACGAACCGATGAAATTTTTCATATTATTAAACATTATTAAGACAATTCAAATCATTACTTTCAATATCTGAAACGGCAGCACTATCCGCAAACCGTTCTTTGAGTAAGATTACATCGCATAGCGCATTGTCACCCACAACGTAATTGCGAATTTCCTGCAGTGTGTACAAATCCCCGTTATATTCAATAAACGTTTTGAACTTCGTATTATTCAAATAATTAACTACCCATGCAGAAATGTACGCTTTTATTTTCAGCACTTCCCCGCCCCGCTTGCTTACGTTTTCTCTTAGATAGTATCTTTGAAATAGTCCAACATGTTCATTTCCTAATATATCAGTCTGATTTCCGTATGCAAGTGAAAACGTATCGCCGGACAACGCTGGATAGTCAAAAATATAGGCATACATATATTCATTCATAGTGGTAAAACCGCCCGGCACTGTGATTTTATATTTGGCTGAGGGAATGGATGTTTTCACTATTGCAACCATTGCGGAAAAATCATAATTTTTTGAAGGCAAATTTTCGCCTGTAACCCAATCCGCATTCCACAATCGAGGCATTATGATTCCCGGCGTGTATGGATTTCCAAGCTGGTCAGTTTGTTCTGTCGCTATGTATGTGTCCTGAAACAATGAAAACCGCCCGAAAACCGGATTAACTGATTTCTTCGGTTTTGCCATTGTTTGCGTTTCCATGTTCCAGATAGCTGAGTATAGCACCGCATTTGTCCCGTTCTCAATTTGTGATACATAGTTGTCCCCTTCCCCGTGCAAGAGTTGCACCGATTCGTTAAGGTTGTCGTATGTTTCAATCGTTACAGGTTTTGAAATATCCACTATTTCATTAATCGAAAATATACTGCTACCCGGAAAAAATCCCGTCTCCAATCCTGAACCCGTATCTACATAATTATTGCGAGGCTCAATATATACCCGCCTGAGTGCTACATCTGCATAGTAATACAGATTGAAAAAATGGGTTAAGCCCTTGATAAAATCTAATTGAGTTGTTTCTTTTGGCAGGCAGTCCGCAATATTTACCTCGTCGGAATAAAAAACGAACGGGCTGCGGGTTACTTCCAAATAACTAAATTTTTTGTATGTGAACGCTGCCGAAGGGGTGCTCCCAAATCCGATTACGTATGTAGTGCCTGTATCGAGTGTAATATTTTCAACCTCAAAAACCATGTTTATCCCATCGTCAGAAAGCGGCGTTACAAATTGCGTAAGAGGCGAACCGCCCATTCCGGACAAAATCATTACCGGACGAGGGCTATCCGTACAAATCAAACCCACCTTAATTGTATAAGGCATCTTATAAAGCGGCTGCCATGTGAAAGTAGCCGTATCATAAATATTAGATGGGTCATAATTTGGGGCGGTACTATCATCGTCAGGCTGAAATTGTGAAACACCGATTGCAAGAGGCGGCGAAGCTGCAGAATAATTCCCTGTTTGGTTTGCGCTTAGTGCTACCCGAAATTCAGCCCCGATTTTGAAGGCAGGGCTGCAAAGGTAATCTCCGCACGTAAAAAGCAGGTGAACATCTGCGAAATTTGCAGTACTTATAAAGTCGCTTTCTATCGTATATCCGATTTCCTGAAATATTTGAGTAAGCAGCCATTTACAGCTGATTGCCGGGCGCACTTCCAAAAGCCCTATTTCGTTTGCGTTCTCCCATGCGCCATAATTAACCAGCGGGAATAATACTTTGCCGGCTATGCCATTTGCAATATTTGTGTCTGAATGTACGAATGTTTCACTTGCACCCCTTGAAATATCCCTCAGTTGTTTTTGATTCAGCAAGTAGGCAAAATCAAGATTATCCCCGTACAGCATACACTTGAACCGGATTAACTCATTACGAAAATACTCCAAAGAGGCAACCCGTAATTTCCCCGAGAACACTGCCACCCCGTTCGATTCAATATAGGCAACCGAACCCGAAGCCGGAACCGCCTGTAAAATTACAGCGTTCGCAGGGGTGTACGGGATTTCTATATCCTGAGTGAAACTCCCCCGCCGTTCGGCTACACCTGCAACATCGTTGATACTGAATGTAGCCAGAACGCTATCCGTGTCCTGACTAATTTCAACCTCCGTATAATTAACGTACAATCGTATCATTACAGTCCTTTTTGAGGGTTTGAATATTGAAATTCAAAGTTTGCGTATAGTTCGCCCGTGTCCAAGTTGTATGCAGTCGCTTCGGCACTGACAACCGTTACTGGGTAAATCTGAGTATCAAGCCCAAAATCGGAAATCATTATGTACACCTTTGTACTTGTCAGTAATTCCGTAGCCAGCCATTCATACTCCTCCTGAGTGCAAAACGTTTCTAATTTTGTTTGCCTTTTTGAAAATGCCTTTGTCTTTTCAGTGCCCGTTGTCGCTACTGAAATATTATCGTAAAAAAACGCAGGTTGCTGTTTCGTAAACGTTTCCGATTCAGAATGAAAAACATCCTCACGGCTCTTGTAAAAATTGAAACAGTCAATACCTCCCAGCGAATTGAAAAATATTACTTTCGTTTCCGGTACGCAATTCGTTACAGTTCTACTCACCGATTCGTACTTGGCAATGAACGTGCCGACCGGAAAAGCTGCACAATTTCCAAGCGTAACGGTGTAACTTGCAAGGCCGGACAAACCGAGCGGAAAGCCCGCCGCCCCCAAATTAGCCGTTCCAGAAGGGATTATATAATATAAGTTATCTTTGATTGCCGTGTTATTCGGCAGTGTAAGGGCTACATTGGTATTGGAAGTTAATCCGCTTGCATATACTGCTGAAACCCTGTAACCGTTCACGGGCTTCCCGCTTGCCATAACGTCCCCAACTATTGCAATGCTGAAAACATCCCACTCATTCCCGCCAATATATCCGCCTGCCGGGCGAGTTGTCAAGGGTTGCAATGCAGTCATCCCACCCGTGCCGACAAACAAATAATCTAATATGTCCCGTGTCGTGTCGTTATCCTGAAACAATCCCCGAATAAATCCAAGCATAGTGGCTGCCGGGTTTACGGGTGAACCCTCTACAACGATTAGCCCGGAAGTATCTTCTACGTATAATTGAAAATTAATTGATGTAATATAACAGTCCATCGTATCGGCGTTCCTTGCGTTGCTATCCGCCAAATCATCAAATGTCAATTCCGGATATACGTACTTTTTCACTATTTCAAAAATATTAAAATAGAAATATGCCTCAGTGCCATTAAAATATTGTACGGTTTTCGTAACCGTTTCATTATACGTTGCGCCCCCTTGCACCATCGTAAAAGTCAATATCATTGTGGCCGGCTCAGGGTCACCGCCACCGTAGGCAACTTTTACAAGATACTCAACCGGACTGCCAGCCATGTACACTATTTTGGTCGGTTCATTCTCAAAGGTTATCGTATATGCCATATTTTGTCAGTCTTTCAAATTTCATTAATATTTCATTCGTAAAATACTTTTCTGCAAGTTCGGCAACCTCCGATTCTTTATCTTTCCAGGTATCTTGTATAAATTCGGTGCGCTTCCCGGTTTGGGAGAACTTTAAACTGCCTGCCGTTGGGATTCCTTCGTTATAGATTTTCCGGTTAATGGCAAATGTTGCGCTTTTTGCCTGCGCTCCAGATAGTTTTAACTTGCGTTTCACCCAATCAAACAGGATTTGAAACGGCACATACTTACCCGGCAACCTCCCAGCATTGACAAACAACCCGTAGCCTTGAAACTCAATTTCAATAACCGACCCCCGTGCCGTTGTCCTGACGTTGTAACTCATATCCCTTATGAGTTTGCCAGTATCAACGTGGCCTTGTTTCCTTAGCTCCTCAGCAAGTCCGGCAACCATGATAATACCTATATTTTCCAATTCATTCATTGATATATACTATTTAAGTTCGCCGGGTAAATCGTTCCCGGTGTAAATCCTGAATAAGATGTACTGTTTTGGATTGTGTCAATATCACAATCCGGCGTATAGAAAACCTGAACGGTAAATTTCGTGTACAAGTTTTCTCCATCAATAACCCGGTCAATCGTGCCTGTCCCAAAAACGAAACGGTCAGTATAGTAGTAAGCATATCGTATAATATCCATTACTACTTTTTCCATTTCTGAAAAATACGCTTCTTTCGTATGCGCCGGGTCAATCGTGCCATCCGGCAAAAATTGATATTTCGTAATTAAATACAGTTCCTGAGTGACTTGTACTTTATGCCCCGCCTTTACAGAATCGAAACTACCAGAAGCCGGGCGCATTAATAGAAGTGGATAATCTTTAATCGCCCCAACCGTTGCCATATTTTGCGCCGTTAAGTCGTCAATGTAGCCGAAATGAAACGCTTTCACAACGTCAGACCTTCCCGCCGCATACCTGAAAAAATCTATAATATCGCTATAATTCTGCATACCTTTTTTCTACTGAGTTTTTATGGTTTTCGTAACTTAACCAAGTTAAAACTTCGTGCAAGTTAGCTTTTTCCGCTGATTCGATAGGTGTTAACCCAGTAACATTAAACAGCCCTGATTCGGCAACCCTGAGTAAAACCGGATACCACCCAAATACTTTCCCTATCGAGTTACCGCCAGCGGCAACCCATTTTGAATCAGCAATTCCCGTAAAAGCCTTACCGAATTTGTCAAAGATTGTACGTTCCGCTTCTGCAAAAAAAAAGCGAACGTTAAAAGCTCCTGCATTGAAACTTTTTTGAATAATTCAAAACGGGCGTTCAAATCTTCTTGACGTTTGAATGCTGATTCGTTTTTTTTTCGGCAAAGTAACGCCATAATGAACAGCGATTCTTCATGCTTCCGTTCCTTTTGCGTGCTGTAAAAATGCCTGAGTTGTTCAGCGTTCACAAAATCACCGAATCCGGATTCTTTCAACTCAGGTAGAGGATAGTAATACTTTTCCCCGCTCAGCTCAAAAAATTCAGGGATTGCGCCCGCTTCAAATTTCAAATACTTTTCCAACGTTTTCCATATTGCCGTAACCTCCCCAATCCGCAATTCCTTTGCGTAGTCACCTATCCGCTCACCGTTTCCCCACTTTGCGAAAAACCCAACAGCATTATACAGATATTCGGTTTGCTGTATAGGGTCATCGGTTGCCGGATATGTCACCGCCTTTTCAAATTCCAAATATTCCGTTACCGGAATTTTTCGCAAGTCGTTTTGAATGTAGAACGCTTTGCCATTTTTGGTGTCGTATCTAATCATACTTTTGTTTCAGGTTTTGTTTGTTTGATTCCGCCGCTACCCTCATCCCGAAACAGGCCTGCAAGGTCATTACTATCCGATTCCGGATTACATCATGCACACGTTTGTGATGTTGAGCGGGAACGTTCATTTTGTCCCAGCTATGCAGAAACCTTTGCAATGATTCCTGCATTTCATTAATTCCGGTCGGGAGCGGTTTTTCTACCAATCCGGACAGTTCTTTGAGTTCTTCTAACGCTTTGTCAAGTTCCGTCGTTTCTTTGATTTTTTGCTTTGCCATTTGATTTATACAGTTGCGACCGCCCGCCCGATATTGGTCAGGTAGTCTGAGTTTAAATAACGAATTGCGTCCGTGATATGATTATACGTGTCAATCGGTTCATTGATTTCCCTGCCATCTACCCGTGACGTTTTCCACACATAGCTTTCTGCTTCCAGAAAAATATTAACCGATTTCCGTGTAACGTATTTTTCAATGCTCATTAACTTTTCCAGCCCCCCAACTATTGAGCCGCGCCCCTTTTTCGCTCCGGTGATGTTCCAACCTTTGCGCCGGAAATAGTCAATCAAAACAGATGGGGCACTATCTGCAATGATTGTTTCCGTTTTCTTTACACCGCATTCGATAAATAGCCGCTCCAGTTCTTCTAATCCGATTCCAGTTTCGTAAATCAATTCATTCAGATATATGGCGCCGTTATACAGTCCACCAAAAACAAGTGCCGTTACATCGTTTGAAAAACCAAAATCCAACCCGTAACCGTATTTTTTGAATTGCGATTTTTCGGGAAGGGTGTCAATGCCTGAGTACTTTTTCCAAATTTTTCCGGCAACTTCTCCCAACATCCCATCCCCGAATATGCGATACTTTTCAGGGTTTGTGATTTTCATTTTCTCAATCTCTTTGCGTATCGCTTCGGGCATGTGCGGATTATCCCGGTATGTAGTAACTGAAAACCGCACATTTTCTTTTGCGCTCAAATCCGGATTAAGGTACATATTGAATGCCCAAAACTTTGACGTTGGATTGTAGTCAATAATCACTTTGTCCGCCGTTCGCATTTCGAGTTGCTCAAAGATTGACTGCTTTACTCCGTTTCCCTCATTCACATACAATATGCGCCGCTTTCCTGCCTGCGCATCCTGAGCCGTTTCATAAGCCACAAATTCCACTTTCCAGCCCGTTGCGAATTGAAACAGTGTATTATTTTCGGTCGGTTTGGTCGGACTGATTAATAGGGTTTTTGCAAGTTCGCACCCGTTGAGGATTGTCAAAAATTGCCGTATGGCATCCCGTTTCAGGTTCGGCAAGTCCTGCCCAACGATTGTAATTATATCATTCCCGGTTGCCGGATAGCGTTTCGGATTAACACACACATTAAGCAGTGCCTGTAATATCCCGTATGTTTTTCCGCTTCCCGTACCACCTTGCTCAATCAGATACCGCTCCGGTCTGTATAATACACGGTCATAGATTGATGTGGTATGTGGAAATAGTTTATACACGTTTTTTTCTTTTACTTCGCCTTGTTTTAGGTTTGTGGATATTTTTCCCAGCCAGTAATACTCTTTCTTTCTGCTTTTTTACTTCCTGCACATTATCGTCCAAAAAATATAATTTTTCAGATTGCGCCATCAATGTTCCCAAAAGAAAAAATTGCATTAACTCTTTTGGGTATTTACTTTTTTTCATACAATATCTGTATTGTTTAGTTTTTGTAAAAGTAATTCAATGGCCGGGATTGTCACCTCAGTAGTTTCAACATATCCCCGCTCTTTGCCTTTCGTTTTTAGAAAGAATATAGTCGCAGTCGGATTACCCTCGTTAATTAGCGCATGTAATTTTGATTCTGCAAAATCAAGCGTTACATTATTCAGTGCCAAAACCGCAGCTTTATATTCCGGGTCATCCTTTAGCCAGTCGTAATGAAGGTTTCTATCAATCCCGCAGGATTTTGCCGCCGTTGTAACCACCCCAAGCGATTTTTCCAACGCTGCAAGCATTGACTTTTTTTGCTGCGGTAATTTGCGGTTATTTGTTTCCATTTCAATTATATTTATCCGGGTTTTGTTTTAATTCTTCTCCTATCGCATGCATGATTATGCGAGTTTCTTCGCTCATTTCCTGCAATGCAATTTCAATATTATCTACATGAAACCGTGAAAGTATTTCATAATACAATTTTACAAGCGGGTTTTTTGCCTGTTTTCTTTTCGTTACAAAAAGTTCTTTACTTGTTCCCATTTTCGTAATATCTTATTGATTCAATTATACGCTGCATTACTTCCGTTTGTTTTCCACGTTTCTGCATGTGCTTTGCCTGTACCCGTTTCAATTGGTTCAGGTAGGTAAGCATTGCGGAGGGTGTGTAGCTAATACGGGTGATATTGCTTTCCATTTATTTTTACTGTTGCGGGCGCAATTCAAGCATTCCTGGAAAATCAGTAATACTTTTCTTTAGCTGCTCCAATGCCTCCGCACTAATTTTGCGAGGATTGTTTTTACCGTATTTCAGTTTTGACAATTTCATACAATTACAAAATCTGCTTCCTGTTTCGGTTCAATATGCACATTCAGATACTCCGCTGCAAAATTAAGTACATTTTCGATATACTCATTCATTTGCGCCTTTGTCATCCTTGTTTTTGTATTTGGAATTTTGGCGATTTCGCCAGTTTCAAAATCCGGCACTTCAATATACCAAAACCTCAATTTCATTAGCAAATCAATATCCTGAATTGATACGCTTCCCCCGTGCAGGTCTTGCAGTGCTTTTCTCAGGATAGGATATACAGCCCCATACAAAAAACCGTATAGATTCAATTTGTCCCCGTTCGATTCGGTTATCTGAATGCGGACAGTTTTACCGTTGTTTTCGGATAATTTTTCCCGTATCAGTTTGGAAACATCTGAGGGAGTTTTGCAGTCTGTTATTTTGCAGTATATATCCATTGTAAAATGTTCCACGTAGAACATTAATACAAATATACGCAAAAGTTTTGAAAAAGTGTGTTTTATGTGGATAATGTGAACAAAAAAACCGGACACCTCCCGGCCTGCTGGGTGTAACAACTTAATTATGAAAAGAATCAGTGATTTTGTAATATCTATCAATTACAGCCTTAAAATCCTGAAAATTGTCAATTACAATATAATTCCCTACTTTGTCCGCTTTCACCTCGAACGCTTCCTGATATTCTGACTGCTTCCCGGTTGCGCTTTTCATTTCAATGAATAACGGTCGTTTGGTAGTATGAAAAAAAATAAGGTCTGCGGCACCTGGTAACAATCCCTCGCGTTTTAACCGGGTCATCTGCTTTGCCCGTTGCGTTGTATTGCCAGACAAAGCCGCCCCGTTCGGGATTGAGAAACCGAGTTCGTTTGGGTATTGCAGCCGGAAGTAAATCATGCAGGCAGCCTGTAATTCATGCTCGTTATGCCTCATCAGTCAAAAATCTGTTTTGAAGTTCGTTTTCGGACAAATGCCTGTTTTTTGCCAGCCATTCATTTACGGCGTGTACCGTATGCGACAACGGTTCAATCAGCATATATTCATCTCTGAAATTATTTGTTGTATAATCTTGAAACGGCACATTTTTTTCATGCCGCCGTTGAAGTTTCCGTTCGTCAGTTCGTTGTTCCATATTCGGACAACGTCATAAAGTGCCGGATTTGCTTTCGCCTCCCATCTCACCTGCTCAAACTCACGCAGTTGAACCTCAATGCTTATTGCCTCGCACCGCTCACGAGTAATATAGTCAAATATAACACCGGACTTGTAAGCAATCCTAAATGCCTCAGCGTACAAAAACCATATTGGGTTATTGTATTCTACAAAAGCATAGTTTTTTAAGAGGTCATTCAGGTACTTTTGCGCCGTTTCAGTATCCATTTGCCTTTCTTCAAAACTAACAGAGAAAGAAACATCCTGAGACGTTTTTTCATTCCGTTCCTTTTCGGAAATTACTGCATTCATTTCCGCAATGCAGGCGGAAATAGTAGCGAATGAAAGAGGCGGCATATACTCGCCCGGTTTGGGTTTTATGCTTAATTTGCTGCTGCAATACATCTGCATTGCGGTTGCAAATATAGCCAAACCCCGTTCAGGGAAGCTCTCAGCTATCATTTCGTAGATAACGGGCAGGTTTTCATCGGGCTGCTCCTTATGGCAACCCAACAAGCCCTCGAAAATACGGAATACCTGAGTAAATTCGCTCAGTCCAATTCCGTAGTTTTTTTCTACCTTATTCATACCCGAATGCCTTTAAAATCTCCCATGCAGATTCTGGCGTAATTGGTTTTGTTTTCTGCTTTGTAATCCCTGTAAATTCGCAGACACATTTACCCGGTTCGTTGCTTTCTGTAACTATTAACGAAAAGTCCGCAAAATAGGCATAATATTCATCGTTGTAGTCATGCTTTACGATGAATCCGCACCCGGTTTTAAGGCATAATTCAATTGCCCAAACGTTTAGCTGTTCCATATATACTTTTCAATTACTTTTTTTTCAATCATACCCTCTATTACTCTGATTGTGTCATTACGCAACTTTACTGCCTTTCCGCACCTTGCAGTGACTGCGGTAATGGTTACCTCAGCATCCGGTTCATCGTAGGCGTAGTGGTCATACGACCGCTCTACCTTTCCCGGTTCGATTTCGCTTTCAAACTCTATATTCAGGATTACGCCGTTATACCCTAATATCTCCGCCCGGTTATCATCCTGGTAAATTTCGATTTCGTTTTTCATCCGAATTGGTTTTTAACTTTGTCCGCTTAAAATTAAATTGTTTATATATATATAAACGCAATTCATTTAAAAAGGTTACAAAAAAAGAAAATATTTTTAAATTATTTTGTAACTGTTTCATTTTCAGCGGAATTATTTTTAAAAAGTACAAGCACACCCATCTAAGGCATAAATTAAAATTCTGATAACGCTGATACTACCGAAAACGTCCGCAATTCATCCCAAATTCCGAAACGCTTGCGGACGTATCGGCAGTATCTCAACCATTAGCCGTAGCAATTCTAATCGGCTTTTTGTGGGTTATTCAACTTTACGCCACCAAACAACATATCCACCGGAAGACGTTTTAATTTCGTGGTGGGACCAAACCCACCCCCTGCTATTGTCTTTTACGGGTATCCTCCTCGTTAATTGGACTTTTTCCCAAAGGATTTCTTCGCCCGTTCTCCAATCCTTTTTTGAATATCTAAATAACGCTTCAACAATAACGTTCATGGGTGGAAGCGCATCCGCTGGCACAATATTTTTTGGTTTATCTGTTTGCATAATTTTGCGATGTATTTGAAAACATGCGTATAGTTAGGAGTTATGCCCCATTTAAGAGCGACCCGAAAATGTGAGCAATTACATCAACAGTCCAGCCGTTTCCAAGCGCCTTAATTGCTTGTGTATCTGAAATTGCGTTTGTATATCCATCAGGTACAGTTTGCAATCTTTCGCACTCTAATCTTGTTAGTTTTCTAATTACACCTTCAATTTCATACAATCCAGTTTTACCACCAATCCCACCGCTATTTGCATTTAGTGTTGCCGATTTACCAGCACTTGAATAAACTCTGTTTCCTTGCGAAAAATTGCGTTGCAATAACTTTCCGTTATCAAGCCACAGTTTATGTATTGGTTTCATTACACCACCCAAACAAACTAATCCAGAGTTTGAAGAATGTTTATCAATAGGTATAAATAGCAAAGTATCTTTTGAAACCGTTGTCATAGCATTGCTTTTTTCAGTTCCATTCAATTCATATTCTTGAATTACTTTTCCATTTTCATCGTATCTACCTCGTTGGGCTAATCCTAAACTTTGTAATCCATCTTCGGTAATATCTTTTAATA